TTCACCGACAAGAGCTTTAGTTGGACCGCCTACATACGCACCCTCCGCCGCTGAAATACCAAAACCTCCGCCCGAGAATGCTCCTGAATAGTCGATATTTCCTGTCAACGGAGCTTCAGCACCGCTGCCGTAACTACCACTGCCCATCCCAGCAAACGCACGAGCAATGCCAATCGCGATATATGTTGCAATCATCTGTGCAGCTTGCTGAGCCAACACATCAGCAATGCTCTTCAGCATGTCCGCAAAGACTTCCTTGACGCTTGTCGCTCCAGTGATCAGGTTCTGCATTCCGCTGACAAGAGAGTTGCCAATCGCATTGCCAATGCCTTGAGACACTTGAATAGCGTGCTGCTCAAGGTCGTTCAAACTCTCAACTGATTGCTTGATAAATTGATTGAGAGGACTATTTTCTGCGGATATTTGCCGCATTAAATCACCAACCTGTCCAAGTTGTGACTCGGACATTCCACCCTCTCTTAGTTCTTGCAAATCTTTTTCGATCCGAAGCCGTTCACGCTCTGCTTCGGTCGTGGCCGTAGCAAGCGCAAGCTGATGCTCCAAGTCTTCAATAGTATCTTCAAATTTTTCCTGTCTTTGAAGCTGCAGCTCTGCTAGCTCACGCTCTGTAGTGCGATGAGCAGCTAGCTTTTCAGTGGCTTTACCAATGTTGATAGCGTCTTTTTCACGTTGATCGGCAACACCAACCAAAGCCTTTAACCGGCTAGCTTCGATTTCAGCTATCCGCTGCTCACCTTGCAGTCGAATAACAAGCTCATCATCTTCAGCCGCCTCTGCTGCGGCAATTTTGTCCCTAAAACGAGAAATCTCAAGAACTTTTTTGCGCTCTTCTTCAAGTTTGCCCAAACGCTTCTGAAGACGCTCTTTTTCTTTCACTCCGCTGTCTTTCTTAGGCTTAAACCTTTTGCGGTCTTCTTCCGTAATTGGTATAACACCATCCGGTGTACCCATACCACGAATTATGGAATTCATTTGCTCTGTAAAACTTGTCAATGCCCCCTCTGAAAGGCCTTGCATATTAAATATGCCTCCAGCCATATTTGGGCCAAAAGCCAAGTTACTAGCAATAGCTTTAGTTGGATCTTTTGCTCCTTCAAACGAAGGCAACATTCCCCTCAGCCTTTGAGGGTCTTTTTCCTGTAGAGTCGTTAACGCCCGCGCAAATTGAGACTGTGCGACCTTGACTCCAAGAGTTGCGTTAACAATCTTTAAAAACTCTGCTAAAGGACCTGCAATCAAAAGCTCAAGATTCGTTGTCAGCTGTCCCCACTGTTCCTTAGCCAGCCTTGTTTGCTCAGCAAGGTCTTGCATCTTTTGAATGCCACCCGGACCAAGAGCTTCATTAAGTTCTTCCGTGACTAACGCCGCTATACCAGTTAAATCGCCCTGATTTTCAAGCTTCCTTGCCAGCTGTTCGGATTCTTTTGAACTAAAGAGTGACCGTTCCCTCAAGAAATCAAGTGCTGTACCAACAGACCCCAAAGATTCAGCTGACGCAACTGTGCGCCCTATAAGCTGATCTATCTGCTGCCCAGCAGCACTAAGAGCAATTTGCGCTCCAAAAGAGCCGGTTAGGCCGCCTGCAGCGCCGCCAAGTACCGAGCCTGGACCACCGCCAAACAGCAACGGAAAACCAGCACCAAGGCCTACCTGTCCAAGTCGGTTCATTCCTCTTTGAAGAGCAAGCGGCGATCCCGGCATGTTCGCACCACCACGAATTGGGCTGCTAGGCCCTCCTTTACGAGCCAATCTTTCTAGCTCTTTTCTTTGATGCTCGTAATAAGCGGGAGAACCAATTAAATCCTTATTGCCCCGAATCGGACTCCTAGCGCCACCTTGACGTGCAAGTTTAGAAATTTCTTGATTTAAATGGTCAAAATACGCAGGAGATCCTGGAAGGTTTTTGCTGCCTTTTAATGGACTCCTGGCTCCACCTTGGCGCGCTGCCTTGTTAATAGCTTTTTGTTGCTCTTCAAAATATTTTGGAGATCCAACTAAATTTGCATGTCCTTTGACAGGGTCAGAAGGGCCGCCTTGACGAGCAAGGCGATCAATGGCTTTCTGTTGAGCTTCGTAATAAGCGGGAGAACCTACTAAGTCTGCACGACCCCTAATAGGATCAGCAGCTTGCCTGCCGGATGCAGCAATCTGGGCTGGAGAGCCCATCATGCTTCTTATGCCACGAATTGGACTTGCAGGAAAACCCTGCTTTTGCGCTCGAAGAATCCTTAACTTCGACTGTTCTAAACGAATACTTCTTTCTAAAATTCGATATTCTTTTTGAGCGTTAGCAAGATCTTTGCGGCCCTGTTCAGTGGTCGCCTTGCCCATTTGTTTTCTGAGCTTGCCAACCTTTAGCCCTCTGGCCTCCATCTCGTTGATGCGGTTCATCAAACGAGCACGTTTATCTACAATTCTTTCAAGACTTTTTTCCTGAGAATTTGCTGACTTACCAAGATTTTTTATTGTCCCATCAATTTTGCCAAGATCGGTAACGACCTTTTGAGTATTGATCTTGATATTGACTTCGTACTCAGCGGCCACGACTAACCCGAAGACATTGCCTTCAGGTTAGCGCACACGGCGATATTGAGCCTGCTGACGACTCCGCTCAATCTCCTTTTGCTCCCGATCAGACTTAACTGAGCAGTAGGCGCTCCAAGCAACTAGCTCTTCCATCGACATGCTGGCTCGAAGCTGAGCCAGTGTCATGCCTAGCTTTTCAGCAATGAAGAACTGCAAGAACAGGAAGTGATCCTTATCAATCCTCGCTTTTAAGGTCGTCTGCTTCTTCCACCTCATCCATGCTCTGCATCTTGGACATGATGTCCAGCACAATGCTCAGAGGCAGGCGGTTGCGAATCTTGGCACGGTCGCCGTCCGAAAAGATTCGATTGCCAGCTTCGTCTTCTGCTTTGCGAATGACCATCTGGATCGCAAAATCCAGGTTGTCCTCAGCCGCACCAATGTTCAGCGCTTTCAATGAGTTGTTGATCGCATCACGATCAGCAATCGTCAAAGGCTTCCAGTACAGCTTGAGAACGACTTCCTCACCGCTTTTAATCGTGTAGCTGCTGCGTTGCTCGACGCTAAACGCCTCACACAACTTGTCGATTGCGCGTGCTTCAGCCATAAAACTCAGTCAACTAGCACAATATAGCTTATCCCAAGCGAACGCCTTGAAAAGCTATGTCTAGATCAAGAAACAAGCCTGTATCTCTGCTCGTTTCCGTATAAATCTTGTACCAGTTTGGTCCTGGCTTGGCTGTACTTCTCTGCGGTGGCCTGGTCTCACCGTAAGTCTTGGGCACTCCTTCGCTGTCCGGAAGCTTGGCCTGTGGGTTATTGACGGCATAACCTGCGTAATCAGCCAAGTTACCGATATACAAAGGACTGTTGATTGGCACTTTCAAGACGGGACGCCTTAAAAAGTTTCGCGCAACGGGCATCTTTGGATCTTGCCAATCACGCTCATTGCTTACAACCGGCTTAACTGGCGTAGGGCTAAGCTCCCACAGCTCACCAAAGTTTCCAGTCCACCACGGGCCTTTCATCTGCAAGCTAAACACAATCTCTGGACCTGCCGCTGCACGCCCATCTTCAATCAGCTTGCGAATATCCTTGGTTAGCTCAGTAATTGGCTTAGCCATTACACCGCTGTAAATCGACAGCTAACCACGCTGACAAAATGACTGTTGTTTTCATCGGTTACCGCAGTAGGACCACTAACTTGACCAACACGTGGTTTTGCTGAATACGTGTCCGTGTAACCAGAGGCATTTACAGAGGTCAGACCGTCAATAACTGACTCTGCAATCGCAGCAGCCGCAGCACTACCCTTGTCCCTTGGCGTAAAAATGCCGCACTGCACCGTTCCAGCGTATTGATCAATCGCTGCGCCATGAGGCTGAATCGTGGATTGATCAAAGTTGATCGTCACCATCACGTATTTCTTGTCCTTACCAGGCGTTGTAAACGGCATGTTGTCAAACACCACTGAAACCGTGGCATCGGCTGCTGCAACCGCAGTGTTGATCGCAGTTTCAAAAGCAGCTCTAGCGTTTACAAGCGTCATCAGAACACCACTCGAAGAATATACATGTACTCTTGATCACCCCTAAACGTCCGAATGTCTTGAATCTTGGCGGCTCTTGCCGATCCAGCAAACTGCAATGACACCTCGTCCTGCAGTGTTGCTTGGTTGTCGCCAATCTGATCAGGCGTTATGTAAAGCCGAGCGGTGTTCTCTTGATACCCACCCTCCTCGTCAGAAGCAATAAATTCAATTGGAGCGTCAAACGAATAACTTGCGTCAGTCGTCGTAACAGCGCCAGTCGCAAGGCTGTAACTAGCAGAAGCCTTGCGTGTATAGGTAATAGTCGTGTCTAACGACTTACCTAGATCTGCAACGACCTGCTTGGCAACGTTCTTAAAAAGGCTGTCGAGTGCTCCTGCCATGTCAACCTCTCACAGTGCGGACTTGATACGAACCGCTGCCGCCCAAACAGTAAGCGCCGAGATAAGACTGAAGCCAAGGATAAACGTCGAATACGTT